AAAGAAACTAGTAAGATTAAAATAGAACTAAGGAAGAAACAACTTGTTAAAAGACTACGGACTTGATGTCCAAAAACTATTCTTAGAAATGATGTTGCAAGACGCAGAGTCGTATGTGCGTGTACAGAATATTTACAATCCAGAAAACTTTGACCGCAGCCTAAGACCAGCAGCCGAGTTTATTGCCAAGCACAGCGACCAGCACAAGACACTGCCCACCACAGAACAGATCAGTGCCAGCACAGGTGTTAAACTTAACACTATTCCAGATTTAAATGAAGGACACTTTGAGTGGTTCATGGATGAGTTTGAAGGCTTTACTCGTCGTCAAGAATTAGAACGTGCAATTTTAAAGAGTGCAGACTTGCTAGAAAAAGGTGAGTATGATCCTGTAGAAAAACTTATCAAAGATGCGGTACAAATTTCACTTACTAAAGACATGGGCACGGATTACTTTAATGATCCTAGTGCTCGCATTAACAAATACTTCAACTCGGGCGGACAAGTAAGCACAGGTTGGCCACAGATGGACAAGATCCTGTATGGCGGATTTAGTCGAGGCGAACTTAATATTTTTGCTGGTGGATCTGGGTCGGGTAAAAGTCTTGTTATGATGAATATAGCACTTAGTTGGTTACAGGCAGGACTTAGTGGTGTGTATATCAGTTTAGAATTGAGTGAAGAACTGTGTGCGTTAAGAACTGATGCTATGTTAGCTAGCATGAGTACAAAAGAAATTCGTAAGGATATTGATCAAACTACGCTTAAGGTTAAGTTAGTGTCAAAGAAAGCTGGTCAGTATCGTATCAAAGCACTGCCAGCACAGAGCAACATCAATGACATTCGTAGTTATATCAAAGAAGTACAAGTGCAGACAGGTATCAAGGTAGACTTTATCATGTGTGATTACTTGGACTTGTTAATGCCAGTCAGCGCCAAAGTTAGTCCAAATGATTTGTTTGTCAAAGACAAGTATGTGAGCGAGGAGTTGCGTAATCTTGCCAAAGAACTTAATGTATTGTTTGTAACGGCGTCACAGTTGAATCGTAGTGCAGTAGAAGAAATTGAATTTGATCACAGTCATATTTCGGGTGGTATTTCAAAGATCAACACAGCCGACAACGTGTTTGGTATCTTTACGTCAAGAGCCATGCGTGAGCGGGGCAAGTATCAGATCCAGTGTATGAAAAGTCGTAGTTCAACAGGTGTGGGCATGAAGATTGATCTGGACTACAACATAGAAACCATGCGTATCACTGATCCAGGAGAAGAAGCGGGTCCTGTAAATTCGTTTGCCAAAGGTAACTTACTTGACAACATCAAAGCCAAGAGTTCATTGGCTAAACCATCTGATTCTGGATCATTTGACAATAATGACTCCGGCAAAATTACAGCTGATGTACAAAGTGCAAAATTAAAACAACTGTTGGGTCAGATTAAACAAACATGATTGATAAAAAATATTTTTGTTATGAAATTTACAAAAATCTTGCCATATGGTCACGAAACAATAAAATAGGATATAATCCTTGTAGTTTTTTTGATGGTTATATTAAAACCTCTGACAATATTAATATTGCCGAAGTGTGGAATAGCCCAGAACACCTTAATTTAAAAGAATCGATTGCCAATGACATTCCTATACCAGGATGTGCCAGTTGTTATCACGCTGAGGCACATGGTTTAGAAAGTCGCAGGCTTGGATCAAAAAAATTGTATGAACAGTTTCACAGTGAGACCAACATTGTCCAGGATGGCCCAACCAGTCTAGATTACAGCGTTGGAAACTTGTGTAACTTAAAATGTGTAATTTGCGGCCCGTATAATAGTTCTAAATGGATTCCTGATTATCAGGCCATATACCCTATGGTATCTCTTGAAGAATTTAAATATGAAAAGTTTAATCAGACTGAAATAACTGATCTAGAGGTCCTAAAAAATATTAAAAATATACACTTTCACGGCGGTGGCGAGCCATTGTTATCAAATGCACATGTTAATCTTTTAAAAAATGTACAACAAGTTAAAGGATTAGGGGATGTGCGAGTATTTTATAACACCAATGGCACACAAACTGTTTCGGACGAGATTTTAAATCTTTGGGAAAAGTGCAAGCTGATTGAATTGTATTTTAGCATCGATGACGTTGGCACGAGATTTGATTATCAACGCACTGGTGCAGATTGGAATCAAGTAATTGCCAATTTAAAATGGTACACAGAGCACATGCCACATAATCATATGTTTAATGTAAATTGTGTATGGGGATATCTTAATTTGTTTTATCTTGACGAATTAGTTGAGTGGTATCAACACAATTTTTCCTGCAATAGATATGGTGATACTACAAATTTAATTTTTCAAAAAGCCATAGGCAAATATTCAATTGACCATGTTTCACAATCGTTGTACAACGTGTTGGCATTAAAATTTCAAAATTATCCACAATTATTAGAGTTGATAGCAACTCTGGACATAAATGACCAACATCACGACGGTTTTTGGAAATCAATTAACCAACTGGACCAAGTAAGAAACACACAGTACACTACAATATGCCCGGACTGGAGCAAATTAATATTATAATTATATGGAGTTTGGAGTAGATTCCCCAAGAGCTAGGCCAATTCCTAAAGATTTTTTTGTTTCAAGGTCTTGTACTACATGAATAATTTTGGTCGGCAACAAACCTAGACTACTACACAAATCGTGGTGACGATCACCATATGTGTTCCAACAATAATCTCTTTCCAAGTGATTGATAAAATAAGCACCCACTGAGGTCACTATAGTGTTAGTCTCATAATAATAATTGTTGAAAATAGTAACTGAGTCCATGGACTTTTGTCGGCTCCAACGTAATCCAACTCGGCTCCACTGTAGACTATATTTGCTCATACTCATGGCAAAACTTTTAATGCACGGATGATCCAAGTTTAAATCAATATCGCGGGCAGTAATAATCCAGGCCAAATCTATATGAATGTCAATATTTCTTTGTTCGCAAATTTTCAATACATCCTGCCATTCTGGACGTAAATCGCAGAATGACCAATGTGGCAAGGTTATCAACAACGGTTTGTTGGGTTCAAGATCCTCAACATCGACTCCGTGTTTGCCCATTAGCGTGTAGTAAGCATACTCATTTTTAAGAATTTGGAACCCATCCCATCCGTACTTAAGAATAAATGATTCAATGTAGTGCGTGTTGCCCATGGTAACATCGACTAACGGAAACGCATTCCATCCTTGAATATTATTAACACGAGAACTTTGAAACCATTCAATGGCCTGAGGAATAAATTCTTTATAACCTATTTCTTTTTGCGGACACGAAAACCAGTCAGATCGTAGTTTTTTCATATAAGCATCATTAATAGGATGCAGTTTTTCGGTGATCGATTTTTTATTCCATTCCATTTTGTTACCTAAATTGATTTATTACATATTGATAAAATGGACTAGTAAATTGAAAATACCAAGTGCCATTATGGCCAAACCAAGTTTCACCGGGTACGTGGGTCTCTAATACAACACCCTGTAATTCTTGCTCCTGCTTCCATGCTGTGGGATATTCTGGTTCATACCAGCTACGATGCCACACAAGATTTTGAATATCAATATCATCAATAATTACCTGTTTAATTATTAAGTATTGATCTTTACAAGTGCCATCATTTAAAATTACACACTGATTGTCGGTTTTATTATATCGTCGAATAGCAAGTAAATGTTCTTGATTGTAATCGAGTGTGTGATTGACTAACACTCGGGCATTTTTTGACTCCACTGCACCAGACCACACCAACACGTTGTTGATAAAAATATCTATCTTGGGAGGCAAGTCCCAGTATTCAGATTGAAATCCAAACTCAAATTGAATGTGTTCTTGCATTACTTCCACTCATTAATGATATAAATGCCATTGTCACCTCGCTCAGGCCAGTAATCTTCACAGCTGCCCAACCGGTGTATGTCTGAGGTCAAACAATGTATACCGGCATCCCAAAATAAACGCGACTCAAATTCTACCAAGTGTGGAGTAATACCTAATGATTCAAAATGTTTAAAAGCCAGTTCGTTATATGCGCCGCAGACAATATTTTTTTCATCAATTACTAGCATATTGACTTCGAATACAGTTTCGTGCGGACTACCTAACCAATTTTCTGCTACAGATATAATACTTGAATTAAAATGTCCATAATCAATATCTGGCAACCACCATTTTTGATTTGTTCCAAACTGTTTAACACGTGCCTGGGTAGTGTCCGGTAAATGAAATACCGACCATCCGGGAAAACTTTCTTTGTACACTTGCCGATAATGAGACGTCATAATATGTCCTGGTTGTATCGGGCAAAAAACACCATCGTTATGATCGCCAGTGCCACTTAAATGTACTCTATAATTTTGACTTAAAGTTTCAGCAACTTGCTGAGCATACAACTTAGATTTAGTAATTTTTGGATCATAATCAATTAAAATATCGCGTCCGGCACGCACTACACTGGCAAATGTTACCCAGGCCCACGGCTCTGGTGTAGCACGGTCAATTATGTGTACATGCTGATTGTCTGCACGATATTGATCTAGCGCATGTTGGTACGGATCAACCCCTGAGGTATATTGTGGACTTATATACAAAGTATCCGCTAATGTCAGTGCAAAATCGCAAGGACTAACAGGTGGTTTAAGCAAATGATCCTGCTCATCAAGATAATCGTCGACTCTGGTAAATTTAGGACGTACAGTTGTTACGCCAAGATTATTAATGGTCTTTTCCAACCGATTAAAATCTTTTTCAGTAATTTCAGTTATTTTGGCAAAAATATCGTGTGCTTTATTTCCAAGATGAGTGTAAAATTGTGTAGGGTAGGTTCCACCAATCCATACTTCTTTTAACGGCTGAAATTGACTATGACTAGAAACTGTTGTTTTGCGCATGAGTCTCATATTTAGTTGTGCCGAAATACCCTAAAAATAAATAAATAATACAAAGGTCCTGGACTAAAATGCAAAAGAAAACACGTAGTTTATTAGAAGAATTAGATTCAATGTACATTGAGCGCGATCAGCGTCATGTGATTGAGAATCGCGCATCCAATATCATAGCCAGTGCCATACGCTTGCTAGAGGAAATTGATTCTAGTTACAGCACCGAAGATGCACAAAATCTACAACGTAAATTGATCAATGCCATTAACCAGCGTGACCCTGGTAAATTTACCCGCACTGTGAGACGTACCGATGCAAATTCATGAAATAACGCAACGCAATAACGCCTCGTTGGTAGAAGTTACACTTCCATCCGAATGGATTGGACAAAAAGCAAAAAGTGCCGCCAGTTCAGTAGCAAGTGGTGTTAAAAATGTAGGCAAAGGGTTAGGCCGTGCAGCCTCCGCGGCATCCTCCGCTGTTGGCAATGCAACTCCTATTAAAAAAGCCATGACAGTAATGAATACTCCAGGAGCATTGACCTCCGCTAGCGGTTATGCCACTGCAATGAACAAATATTATCAAGATGATAATGCTCGATTACAAGCACAGTTTGACCAGCAGAAATCTTCTCGGTTAGCCGCACAAACTCAACAACGTGCTGCACAACTAGCACAGCAATGGATTCAACAAGTTCAAGCTAAAAAACCCACGGGTCCAATAAGGGCCGCACCATCGGCACCTACTCCATTAACGCCCACTGGCAAATATGCTACTAATCGAAATGCTGGCCAGGTAGTCAATCCAACGCCGGCAGGCTTACTACCCGAAGCAGTTGCAGGAGCACCAACGCCAGCCGAACTAGCCAAGTACCAACAAAAAGTAGCCGCAGCATCAGCTACTCCCAAGACTGGGTTTGGTGGTCTTCCTGGCGCAAAGCCACAAACTGGTACGCCAGTGAAACCTCAAAATACAAAAACTGTTATGACTGGCAACCGTGCCAACGAATTCAAAGCATGGGTAGACAAACAATTGACCAGTCAAGTATCTGGGACCAATCAAACTGTCGGTATGGCACAGGTACGGCAAGATCCTGAAACTTTAAGACAATTAAATGCATTGTTGCCTACTATCGTTATGAAAAATGATCCCAAGGCCATTGAACAATATCTTACCATTGCCATGACAGCTATGCAAAAGTTGTCAACTGAGATTCGCCAATCACAAAAATCCTCCAACCGCACTGGAGCAACTTCAGTCAGTCCGTTGTCTATGTTAATAAGTCCTGAAAATCAAGAAAAAATCAGGACCATGGTTCAACAGGATCCCGTCAAGGCCGCTGCAATTAAACAAGCCCTTGGATTTAAATGATGAATTTACTTGAAGGTGGCAACGTATTCAAAGACGGCGATGGTCGCGCATTAACACAGCGTATCAATCAGACTGATGTTGATCCCACAGTTACTTGGTTAGAGGAATTGACTGGATTAGATCTACACGGGGAACTAGATCCTGATACAGCTGATCAAAGTCATCCACAAGGCTATCCAGAACGCTGGCTAGGCAGTACAGGCAAAAAAGAATCCAGTGGCGACTTGGATCTTGGTATTGATGCCAATAAATTCAGCAAAGATCAAATGGTAGCTAGACTCAACCAGTGGTGTCTGAGTCACGGATTTAAAACAGAAGACTATGTAAAGAAAACTGGTAGTATTGTGCATTTCAAAACTCCCATCACTGGCCGACCTCAGAACGGATATGTGCAAACAGACTTTACATTCTTAGCAAAACCCAAATGGAGTCAATTTGTGTTAAGCGGCGGACTTGGTAGCCAATACAAGGGTCGTGAGCGTAATGTTATGATGAATAGTATTGCCAAAGCCATGGGCTATAAATTAAATCAAAATGACGGTATCATGGATCGCACAACCAATCAACTTATAACCGATGATCCGGACAAAACAGCCAAACTATTGCTAAACAAAACAGCCACTCGTGCAGATCTGCGTAGTGTAGAAACTATATTAAAGGCGATAGAACGAGATCCCAATCGTGACGCTAAAATTGCAGACTTTAAACAGCATATGGAACGTGAAGGCCTGCCGTTCTTGGAAGATACAACGGAAAGCGTTAATATTCCACCTGTTACAGGTTATACAGAAGTAAACTTCTTAGCCAAACTGCGTGACCGTATTGTCAATCAAGGCATGACACCCCTGATCGAAACAGTATTGACAGAGGCCGAAGCACGTATTCCGCACATTGAAGACCTGGTGTTTGATCGTGGCACACGTGGTGTTGAAGAAGCCATGGCCATAATGAACCATGCTGCCGAAGACACCCGCAAACATACCACAGTCAAGTGGGATGGCAAGCCTGCTATTATCTGGGGACGTGATGAAAATGGTGAATTTGTATTGACTGACAAATCAGGTTTCACTGCCAAAGGATATGCGGGTCGTGCTACCAGCATACAACAACTGGCTGGTATTATGAATCAGCGTGGCGGCGATCGTGGCGATCTAATTGGTATCTATGCCAAACTATGGCCCTTGTTAGAAGCCGCCACCCCGTCTAATTTTAAAGGTTATATTCAAGGCGACTTGCTGTATACAGCAACGCCACCTGAAGTATCGGGTGCTTATGAATTTAAACCTAATTTTGTAGAATATCGTATTCCGGCAGCCAGTAAATTAGGCAAAGCTATAGGAGCCAGTGAAGTAGGCATCGCGGCTCATACCAGATATAAAACTGCTGATGCACAGGCTGAACCTATACATCATCTTAACTTGAACCAAGTGCCTGGTTTGTTAATTGTTGAACCCACAGTCAAAGACATTAAAAATGTTACACCCGACAAAAAACTAGTTCAACAACTTCAACAACTAATCACTCAGCATGGCGCCGCAATCAACGGCTTGTTTAATCCAGCTGACCTTAGAGCAGCACAACTCAGTGATTTGCCAGCATTGTGCAAGCGATATGTCAATTCAAGAATTACCACAGACTATACAAATCTGTTGCCTGACTTTGGTGCATGGCTACAACAGAACACAACACCGCGGAAGTTTAACAACATAGTGGAATACCTGCAAAGTCCTAGATCAAACATGGATGGCATTACTGCGGCATTTACAGCATTCCTACTGTTGCACGAAATCAAAACAGACATGCTGGCTCAACTGGATCGTCAAGAACCCGGGCATGAAGGTTGGGTGCTGGCTACTCCTGCAGGCCGTGCTAAACTGGTCAACAGATTTGGGTTCAGTGCCGGAAATCGTATCCTAAATAACCCTAATTTGGTTACCTAACTCCTGATTTTTACCAAAAGGTATAAATAAAAGTAGGCCCACAGTGGCCATATATTAAGGAGATTTAAAATGGCTTATATTACCGTAGTTTCTGGTGGATCACAACCAGTATTTGCATTAG